TACGTTTCCGTACAGGAGCCTTTTGCACTCCGCCTAGAGCCAATGTAGATTCTTCAACTGCGTCTAGAACCATTTTTTGGTCCTGTTTAGCACGTTCTTGAAGTTCTCTATACTCTTCAAGGGACATTATAATGTTAGGCAATAAATCACCTCAGTATCATTGCTGTGATAGTGCAAGTGCCATAGCCGCAGACTGCGATAATTGCATTACCTCACATTCTAGAACTATGTTGAATGTAAGGTTAGACGTTGAAGCCCAATTTGTTCCTGCTAATGAGCCTAGATAGATTTCTTCCACTGCTACCAAAAAGCCGTCACTGTAGTGTTGTGGTAAATGGCTGTCATTATACACGTTGCTAGGAACTGCGCTAGCGCCATCTTGGTTGTGACACCAAATCATACCTTTGGCAATGGTTGTTCTATCATCGAGACTAACAAGCCCGCTGTTGTCTTGTGTTGTTAGTTGCCAAACTGCTTCAGCTGATGTGCCTGCGTCTAGTTTTGGAGCGCCATTTGGTATTGCACCAGTAGGTCCTTGACAAAACTCGCCCTCTATCGAACGGATTTTCAATATGCTCTTACCAAGGGCGGAAACATATGATGACAAGTCTATGCTTGTTTGCACAAATGTTCCTGAATCGTCTGGTGTAACTGATGCTCTAATAAAAAATGACTCACTCTTTGCCATAATACCTGTTATAATAGGGACAATCTATAATATTAACGCAGTCAGTAGGCTTGAACATCTACACCGTAGTTGGTCGTGTATAGCGTAGCAATACCACGAATCTACTGATTTGGTAGCGTTTTCCAATAATCATTATTAATGAATGACCGGTAGGACTGTCATGGACGCACAAGAATGGTCTAAAATGGCCGACAAACTAGCACAAGTTAGGTCTAAATTGTATAATTTACAAATGAACGCAGAAGAATATGACACAGAAGTATATCACGAAGTTGCATTTATTCGTGAATTATTGTTTTTATGTTTAGAAAAAGTTGACAAACTAGCAAAATGGGACGATAGAGGGTGGATAGATGTTAGTTGAATGTAGACGTTGCGGTCATAGAATGCAATACTCTAGAGGTTATGGTAAGCAAATGCGCTGTAAAGTATGTAGAGCAAGTGTTACACGTCGCATGGAGGTAACAAAATGAGTCGACGGAGGTCAACAGACCCGGCCATTCCTGTATCAATAGCAATCCCTAGAAGCCTACACACACGCTTGAATGAACTGTTAGCATACAAACAATCTCGTTCAAGGTGGGTATGTGAGGCCATAATTGCAAAAGTTGACGCACAAACAAACATACAGCAAACAGATACATCAGAATTAGTTCACGAATTGTATAATAGAGAAATTATGAATTATTCAGAATTAAGATTGTATCTAAATAGAATTAAATCAATGTTGCCAGTTGAGGAAACTTCCGAATAACGGCAAAAAAGAAGCCTGGAGATGTCTTAGTTCCGGTATCTGGAAAGATCTTGACCGCCTTATTCCGGTAATTTACAATAATGCGCCGATTTGTGGAAATTGTAACAACACTACCAAGTATAACAAACGTTCACACCAAACAATTCTTTGGTTTTGTTCTTTGTCAATAGGTGCTATTGCTTCAGTAACTCCTTGCATAGTTTCTCAATCCGTTTTAACGTCTTTAGAATCTCTTTTAGAACTAGAACAACTCCCATTATTGAACACCTTGCACGTCTTGAGCACGTTCGTTTAGAATTAATAGTATTTCTTCGTCGGATGATACATCATATTCGTCTAGTTCTATGTAATATGTTACAACTGTAGCAGTTTGTCGAGAACCTGTTGTTGCTCCTATTGCTAGAGATTGTGTTACCATAGCATCACCTTTGATAACGTAACCATTCTGGTAATTTACAGATGCATTATTGTTAATTGGCTCTGCCGGGTCAGCTGATGGAAGACCAACAATGCCAATATTACGATTTAACGCTGCTAGCGAACGAGTAATACCTAAATTAGCGTTTGCAACTTCATCAGACATGCGACGTAACTCTCGTGTACTGAATGAATACAATCCATACGATTGACCTAATATGCGTGTCTCAGCGGTAACATTAGGATACATTGATGCAAATGTTACTTTGTATGCATAGCCTTTGCGCTCGTCTACAAGTATATTTTTGAAGAAATGTGTTATGTCACCTGCTCCGTTTGTTAGTGTTTTTTCGGCTTGGTCGGCACGTGCTTCGCCAGACAAATACAAACGTCGACCAGTTCGCTTCATTTTCTAGACCTCTTTGCTATCTTATGGGCTTCTCTGACCGCACGTCCAAAACCGCCTTTTTTCCATTTACCAGATTTTAATTTGTATTTGCTTTGAACTTTTTTGAATGCCTTGGCATATGCTGTATTTTTGCGCCTCTTACGTTTCCGTACAGGAGCCTTTTGCACTCCGCCTAGAGCCAATGTAGATTCTTCAACTGCGTCTAGAACCATTTTTTGGTCCTGTTTAGCACGTTCTT